TTACACCAATTTTTTTTTTTTGTGACAAATATTTATATACTAAAAATACACATACACCTACTATTATTAATAATAATATTACTGCTACAATTATCACACCATTACTACTTCCTTTAGATGATGATGATGATGATGATTGTCTTAAATTATTGCGAATATTATTTGCGCCTTTCCCAGAATTTAAAGAAATATTATTTCCATTAAAACTTTCTTTTGTTAAATTATTTAAATCATTTAGTTTATTTAATTTCGATAGATTATTTAATTTTTTAATAGCACCACCAGTTTTTTTAATAGTCATTGTAATTTATTTAGAAAATAATTAAATTAAATTTTGAAAATAATTCAATTAATAAATAAACTTAATATAATCTAAAAATATTAGTATTAATTTTTATCTTTTCGGATTCTTTCTTTGTATCATACTGATATTCACTATATGATTTTAATTTATTCGGTAATATAGATTTATTTTTATAATACAATTTAAATATTTTATTTTTATCTAATATATAATTATAATAATCAATATTTCCAATATACCCATTAAAATTTTTTGTTTTATCACCTATTGTTGGTCTTTTATATGATTTTATATTAACATTTGGTAGCAATGTAGATTTATATAGAATCCCATTTTTAAATATATTTACCTTTCTATTATTTACAGTTATACATAAATTTACCCATACCTGAGATTCAAAATTATCACAAATAAAATTATATAATTTAACTATATTATCATCATTTTTATAGGCCATTTGAACTTCTATAGTATTATCTTTTCTATTATACATTATATTTGGACTACCATTCCCATTAAAAATTACCTTTAATACATTATCATTATCCATCCAGTGAGCATTTCCTCCTAAATTATCGGTTCTTATACAAATTGAAAACGAATATTGAATTCCTTCATTAGAATCTATTATATTTTCACTTCCGATATATTTTATATTATTATCTACAAAATAATCATATCCATTTAGCCAAACTTTATGTCCCATATTTTTAATATAAATATAAGTAATTATAGCTAATATAATTGTTATAATAACAATAATAGATAGTATTAATATTTTTTTATTTTTTTTATTAATTTTATTCATTAATATATTATATTAAAAAAAATGCAATTTAATTTAAATACTATAAATTTAAATACTATAAATTTAAATACTATAAAATAAATAAAATAACCACTAAAATAATGTCATAAATGCTTTCCTTATTTTGATGTGAGACAAATAATTTTTAATTCGGTATGTTTTTGTAAATCTATTTGTATTTGGAATATTTTTATATAATATATTAATTTGAGATGAACTTAATGGAGAAGGTGTATATTTAAAATCATATATTTCACCATCAAATGTTTTTGGAAAATTAAAATAATAATCACCATTATTTGTTTCAGGTGTTCCCAATAATTTTTTACTTTTAAATAATTTACCATTATAAAATACACTTAATACCTCATGTTTTAAAACAAAAGATATAAATGTCATTTTTTTAATTGGAATATTGTCTATGTCTATATATTCTAATAGATTACTATTATTATGATCGGTTATAATACATGACTGTATTTCGCCAATATTTCTGCCATTTCGCTTAAAGGCATGTGTTTGAGTATTTTTTAAATCATGCTTTTTGTTTGTTGTTAATGCAAATCTTAAGTTATTAATTGTTGGATGTAGCCATAAACCAGGATTTTGTTCATTTATAGTTACTTCTATATCATCCCAATTTTCATACATTAATAATTGTGTATCGGGGTGGTTGCCTTTATGTGCTAGATGTTTCCAGTATTTAAAATTAAAATCATTATCATTAATGTATATCCAAAAGGATATACTAAAATCAAATCCATTAGTTGGTTTACTTATTACATCATTTTCAATAGAATATTGTTTATTTGAAATTTGTTTATCTAAGTGTATTTCTTTACTATTTTTCATAAAATATGGCATAAATAACATTTTATATCCTATAATTAAAACTACTATACTAATTATAATTATAACAATTATTGATTTATATTTTTTATTCATTATAAATATTTTATATATTATATTTATTTATTAAAATATAATGTATTTATTTAATACATATCTATATAATTTAAATATTATTTTATTAAACTATCTTCTATAGTTTTTTTACCATGACAATTTCTACAAAGTGCCTGTAAATTATAAATATCATTCGTTCCACCTTTATATAATGGAATAATATGGTCTATTTCATAACTGGCGTCTAATATATTATTACATATATTACATTTCCATTGTTGGTTTGAAGCGATTGTTTTTTTTGTTAGCTCATTTACTCGTCGTTTATTACTATTATTTATAGATTTTGTTTTTGTTTTATTGTAAAAATCTATAATATTTTCTTGATTAAAATATATTGAAATAATTGGTAATACAAATATAATATTTGTAATAATATTTTTAATATTACTAAAATTTATTAATCTATACTTCTCATTTATATAAAATATAATAAATAATCCAACAACAAGTAATATATCATTCATTAAAATAAATATAGAAAATATTAAATATACGTGTATAATATAATTTTATATTATCCATTATACTTTTATATTACCAATTATACTTTTATTACTCTAAAAAATGTTTTTTTTCTATAATATAAATATAGTAATATCATAATAATAATAACTGTGTATATGGTAATTGTTTTTTTATTAAAAACTTTATAAAATAATTTAATTATTTTTTGTTTAATTTTAACTTTTAATTTAATATTATCTTTTTTATCTTTTGAATAAGCATCAATATATATTTTATATGCTTCATTATAGTTATATGTTTTTTTCTTTAATCTTTTATTAACTATATTATGAAAATCTACTGTATATTTAAATAATGTTTCTGTATCAGTTAGATAATTAATAATAGGATTTTTTTCAAGTTCTTCTGTATAATGTATTTTACATTTATAACATGGAATAGTAGATTTTAAATTATTAAAAAATTCTTCGTATGCTCTTATATCATCGTAAGTTGGTTTTTTTGGAAAATTCAATGCGAATGTATGTATAACAAACCATAATTTAGCCCCCCATATATTTGGATCCATTTAATAATATATTATAAAAAAATTTGTTAATACTTAAAACAATTTATTATAGATTAATTAAATGAGTAAAAAACAAACTATACAAATACAATATTGTGGAAATTGTGGAAAATATGGACATAGTTATCGTAAATGTTTAGCACCAATTATAAGTTTAGGTGTAATACTATACAAAATTGATAGTAATCATAAAATTAATTATTTATTAATTCAAAGAAAAGACACATTAGGTTTTGTTGAATTTATGAGAGGTAAGTATAATTTAGAAAATATATCATATTTATATAAACTATTCGAAATTATGACTATCGATGAGCGTGATAATATATTAAAATATAATTTTAATACATTATGGAATCAACTATGGATGAATAATAATAAACAATACCGTAATGAATATGAATCTTCTAAAAAAAAATTTTATTTATTAAAAAAAGGATTTTACATTGATAAAGAATATTTTACATTGGAGAAAATACACAAAAATTCTAATATTATATGGAATGAACCTGAATGGGGATTTCCAAAAGGCCGAAGAAATTTAAAAGAAAATGATATAAATTGCGCTAAGAGGGAATTTAATGAAGAAACTGGGTTAAGTAATGATTATTACTCAATATTAGATATTTATAAACCAATAGAAGAAACATTTTTAGGAACTAATAATATTAGATATAAGCATATATATTATATAGCAGAAGCTAATGAAAATATAAATAATTATGAATTTACAATAGATAAAAATAATTTTAGCCAGGTCTCAGAAATAAGTAATATAAAATGGTTCACATTCACCGATGCACTAAAAAATATTAGAACTTATAATATAGAAAAAAAAAATGTTTTAGAAAAAATTAATAATATTTTAATTAAACAATAATGATTTTATGGATATTATAATGGATATTATAATGGATATTATAATGGATATTTAAATATTTTAAATATATATGTATAATAAAATAGTTATTATAATTATTATTTTAATAGTTTTATTACTATTATTATATTGTAAAAATAGTGTAAATATAGTTGAAAAATTTCAGGGCTGTCAACCGCCACAAAGCATCGCGGAAAACGCAATTATAAGTCGTATAAGACCTGAAATATATGATTTACCAAATCAATTTACGGTTTCAGACATCAATCGTTTGCCGGATAACAATTATCCGGAACAAGATTATATCGATATAGCTAAATGTTTAGTAGATTATACTGGTATTATAAATTTTAAAAAAGACAATATTAATTGGCCATTATATAAAGATACGGATAAGTATAATGGGGTTAGTTTAACACCATCAGAGGACCCCATATTTAATAATGACTTGCCAGAATTAAAAAACGAAGATGACCATAAATTATTTTGTTCTGATTATAACAAAATTGAAGATGGATTTTCTATAATAGATGATACCGAAGGATGTAATAATAATGAACGATGTAATGTAGATTCATTTAAAGATGCCACAACTATTACACCTAATAACATATGTAAATATAAATCCAGGGATGGTTCAAATAAATGTAATGAAAATATTCTAAATGTGTTAACCGGAGGTGCCGATGTAATAAGCAGTAATTGTAAAGCATTAATTAAAAAACATTGGGAAGCTATTAGTATTGTGAATGGAATAGTAAATGATTGTATTGATGATAAATAAAATATTATTTATTATTAATGATATTGTTTTTATTAATATTTATATCAATAATAATATTTTATTTTTATTTAAAAAATAAATATATAATTAAAACAGAATTATTTGGTACACCAGAAAATAATGAAGAACTTAAAAAAAATTATTTAATTACATGTTGTTTACACAAATACACTAAACCATCTGAATGGGATATTGATACAGAAAGCCATGAAAAGACATTAAGAGATAATATTAAATCAGATATAGTAAGTTCTGATTGTAAAACATATATACGAGAACGTTGGGAAGCCATAGAATTATTACATAAAAGTTGTAGGGATGCTAATATTTCACCAGAGTGGATTAGTGATTATAATAATTATATTGATAATAACGTTGATCATTTAGATAAAATTATAAAAGCGCATAAAGGTAGTAATGAATGCCCTTGTTTATTAACACAAGACGATTTAAATAAAGACACATTTATAGAAACCGAGTCCGGTTCTATAGACAATAAATGTAAAGTTAAATAAAAATTAATTATTTATAAATAAATATTAATATATTATTTAATTATAATATGTATAAAATTATAAGTATAATTATTTTAATAATTTTATTTTATTTTAATTATAATTTAGAATTATTTCAAGCATGTACTCAACCAGTTGATAATCCCAATAGAGATGTTTTTTTTAAAAATCCATTTTGTGTATCATTTTGTTTAAATAAATATATCGAAGAATCTCCAGAGATAGGTACGGATCCGGTCGTTGAATATAATATAAATGAATGTCCATTTAGACCAGAAAAATATAGAATCAATCCTCGGGGAGGCACAACAAAAGACTTATTAAACGGAAACCCATATAATTATGAGTTAGGTGCTGATGGTGGTGGTATAATTAAACGATTGAAATTTAAAGACCCCCCTGATGGTGAATCTAAAGAACAATGGAAAGCCAAATTTGTGTCTGATGGGTGTGCTGCGTGTATTATGAATTTTTATCAGAGTTTAAAAGCTATAAGATGTAGTAAAATATGTACAGATGATGATTGTAATTACTTAAAAGATGATCCTTGTTATGATTGCGATTGTAACGACTCTTGCGAAGTTGAAACTAATAACCGGGGGG